TATATTCTTCAACGACTTGTTTCTTTCAATACTTGCAACCGACAAGAACATGACAGCAACCGAGGTTGCCGAGCGCACAAGCGAAAGGCTTTTAATGCTCGGACCCGTTGTTGAGAAATTACAACATGAGTTTTTGGACAAGGTAATTGACCGAGTGTTTAGCATTGCCGAAAGGTTTGGACTAATACCCGAGCCTCCGCAATCGCTTGAAGGTATGGACGTAAAGGTTGAGTATATCTCACTCCTTGCCCAGGCTCAAAAAATGGTTGGCACTGCAAGCATTGAACAGCTTGCCGCCTTCGTTGGAAACCTGGCAGCGGTCAAGCCTGACGTGCTTGACAAGGTTAACTTCGACGAAATGATTGACCAATACGGGCAAATGCTTGGGGCACCTCCAAAGGTTGTAAGACCCGACGAAGAGGTTGCGGGCATAAGGCAAAAGAGTATGCAGGCAATGCAGCAACAACAAATGCCAGAACAGCTTGAAAAGACTGCCAAGGGCGCAAAGACTTTGAGCGAAACTGAGGTTGGCAACAACTCCGCGCTCGATCAAATGTTAGGAGCATTGCAATGACAGATATATACGACGCAAGCAACAACGACCAGGTAAAGGAAGCCGAGACAAAGAGAAGGCTTGCGCGTGAACAGGAAATAGAAGACTTAAAGGCAATACTTGCGACGCAGGCGGGTATTCGCTTTTTTAAAAGGCTAATGGCTGACGGCCACGTCTTTAAAACAACCTTTACAGGAAACTCGCAAGGGTACTTCCTGGAAGGCCACAGAAACCTAGCTCTCAAATATTTTAGTGACGTATGTGAGGCAGCGCCCCACGTCGTCAAGGATTTAATGTTAAGGGAGCAAACAAATGACACTATTAGCAGATCAAACAAGTGAACAGGTTAACACCGAAAGCTTAGGCGATCAAGACAACAACCAAACTGTAAACGAGACTCCAAACGAGGGAACGCAAGCAAGCCAGGGCGAGCAAAACGCCGAGGCCGAAAACCAGGAGCCAGTTGGCGCACCTGAGAAGTATGAAGCGTTTACCTTACCCGAAGGCGTTGAAATGGCCCACGGCTTTGAAGACAAGGTTATTGCTCTTTCAAAAGAGTTCAACCTTACTCAAGCCCAGGCGCAAAAGATCGTCGACCTTGGGTTGGACTATCAAACAACTATCTCGGACAAATACGACAACAGTATGGGCGAGGTTAGGAAACAGTGGGTTAGCGACTTGAAAGCAGACCCCGACTTCGGCGGCTCTAAGTTTTCGGAAACGGTTGAGCGTGCTAAACGCACACTTAAAAAGTTCGACGCTTCGGAAGACTTCAAAAGAGAGCTTGAACAGTCGGGTTACGGTGATAACCCAGGATTTATCAAACTTTTGGCTCGCATTGACGCCGCAACAGGCGAGGATAAATCCGTTAATGGCGGGGCTGTAAAGGCACCTCCAAAGACAGCGGCAAGCGTATTGTACCCATCAATGGGTAAAACTAACTAACTTTAAGGAGACTTAAAATGGCAACAGTAGGAGCGGGAAACTTAACAATTTCCGATTGGGCTCGAAGAGTCGACCCTGCGGGAAAGATCGACAAAATAGTCGAAATCATGAACGAAACAAACCCAATACTTGAAGACATGAAATGGGTTGAAGGTAACTTACCAACAGGTCATAAGACCACAATCAGGTCAGGGCTGCCAACAGTAGCTTGGAGACTTTTGAACTATGGTATCGCACCTTCAAAGTCGCGTACAGTGCAAGTCCAGGACAATTGCGGTATTCTTGAAGCAAGAAGCGAAATTGACAAAGACCTTGCAATGCTCAACGGTAATACGGCTGAGTTTAGACTTTCAGAAGACAAGCCTTTTATCGAAGCTATGAACCAAGAGTTTGCTTCAACACTTTTCTATGGCAACACTGAAACTGACCCTGAGAAGTTTCTTGGCCTATCACCAAGGTACGACTCAACAACAGCCGCTAACGGCGACAACGTAATTAGCGCAAGTGGAACTGGCTCAGACAACACAAGTATTTGGCTAATCTGCCACGGCGACAATACCTTCCACGGTATTTTTCCAAAGGGCTCAAAGGTTGGTCTACTACATCAAGACCTTGGCGAAGGCGACCTTACTGACGCGGCTGGCGGCAAGTATAGAGGTCTTTCAACTCTTTACCAATGGAAACCTGGCGTATCATTAAGAGACTGGCGTTATGTTGTAAGAATCTGCAACATTGACGTTTCAGACCTTACAAAGAACGCTGCAAGCGGCGCAGACCTTGTTGACCTTCTTGTCCAAGCGGTTGAAACAATACCTAACCTTGGCATGGGTAAGCCAGTATTCTACGCAAACAAGACTATCACTTCTTACCTAAGAAGACAGATCACAAACAAATCTAACGTACACCTATCACTTGACGAAGTGGCTGGTAAGAAAGTCATGAGCTTTGACGGCATACCGTTTAAGAAATGTGACGCTCTTCTAAACACTGAGTCAGCGGTATCTTAAGGGAGGTAATAAATGGGTTTTATAGATAAACAAGCAATATTATCCGAAGACCAGGCGGTCACAGCAAGCGCCGCTTCAACAAACGTAATTGACCTTGGGGCTGTTGACTCCAAGATCATGGCAAACCCTGACTACAATATTAAAATTGTTGTCCAGGTAACAGTAGATTTCGCAGCACTTACAAGTCTTGCAATTGCTCTACAGTGCGACACTACGGCAGCTTTTGGCAGCGCAACAAGTCTTGAGTCTCAGTCTGTTGTACTTGCAAACCTAACAGCGGGTAAACAGTACACTTTTCACGTTCCAAGAAACACAGAACGCTTCTTGAGAATGTACTACACAGTAACAGGCGACGACGCAACAGCGGGAAAACTTCACGCGGCGGTTGTAATTGACCATCAGTCGAACGGCGTAGCTTAAGGGCTTAGAGGCGACTTATGGAATATGTTTGTATTAAAAAATGTTATTTCGGTAAGCCTCCAAGGCTTTGGTCGCCAGGTGAGATATATTCGGGGGGCACTTGCCCCCCGCACTTTCGTCCTAAAGCGGAAGTAAAAGTATCGGACGTGGCACCAAAACAAGTTGAAGACCCAACAACTTTCAAGGGTATTCAAGACGAAATTGCCAAAGAGGAAGAGAAACAAAACAAACCTAAGAAAAAGAAGGTTAAGTCTATTTTAGACTAGAAAGGAAAACCATGCAGGGAATTAAAGAAATCAGTGAAGTTTTTGACGCGGTTGAAAGTCTTTCAGTAGACGCAATTATTGCTCTAAAAGACGGGGCGGACCTATCCGACCTTTCAGTTATTATGAACAACCTCGGCAAGATTAAAGACGCAATCGAAGGTTTCAGCAATGTTGACGACGAAGTTAAGGACCTCGACCAAGAAGAGACAAAACTTCTTGCGGAAAAAGCAGTCTCAATGGCGTTCAATATCTACGGAGCTTTGAAGGCTTAGCGACCACACAACAGGGTTTAGGGGCTACCCAAAAGCCCCCAGCATAGCGGAGGGTAAACATGGCCAGTGTAGTACATATATGTAATTTAGCTTTATCAAATTTGGGAGTAAGTGCTATCTCATCACTCAACGACTCGTCAAAAGGTGCGCGTGAGTGCAGCTTGAGATATGAGACAGTGCGCGACTCTGTTCTTGCAGACCACGATTGGGGCTTTGCCAGGAAGAGGTTGAGCTTGGCGCAATTAACCACTACTTACAGCGGTTGGGACTACGCGTACCAATTACCAATTGACTGCCTGGTTGCTCGTGAAATTTACGACGGTACTGGCGCGGCAAGCGGTTACTCGTACAACTCAGACCTTGACGCGTATGTACAAGCAGGCAAGGTTGAGTTTGAGATTGCGACCAACTCAGACCTTTCAATCCGTATGCTGCTAACAGACAAGGAAGACGCGGAGCTCAAGTACACTGCCAAGGTTACGGACCCAAACGTATTTACACCAATATTTATTGAGGCGTTGTCGCTCAAACTTGCAAGCGACCTGGCGCAACCACTTAAAGGCAGCTTGGCCCTTAAGGACGCTTTAATACAAAGCTATCTTGCCATACTTGGCAGAGCTCAATTTGCAAGTGCTAACGAGGGGTACAAAAAGCCCGAGGTTAAAAGTCCAATATTAGACGCGAGGGATTAAATGCCAACAGTAGCACAAAACTCTTTTGTGGGCGGAGAGATTGCCCCAAGCTTATACGGCCGAACAGACTTGGCCAAGTACGCAACGTCCGTAAGACGTATGCGCAATTTTATCACTCACCCACACGGCGGCGCAAGCAACCGTGGGGGCACAGAGTACATTGCCGAGGTCAAGACCTCGAGCAAGCAAGTTCGATTAATACCCTTTACCTTTTCAGTGGTACAGGCTTATATATTAGAGTTTGGCGACCAATACATGAGAGTGTATATGAACGGGGGCCAAGTTGAAAGCGGCGGGAGCCCTTACGAGATTGTAACTCCTTATCTCGAAGCGGACTTGCCGCTTTTGAAATACACGCAAAGCGCTGACGTGCTTTACATAACACACCCGAGCTACGCGCCCAGGAAGTTAACTCGAACAGGCCATACTTCCTGGACGCTATCAACAATCACGTTTGGCCCAAGCATTGCCGCACCAACAAGTCTAACAAGGACTTCGGGCTCAGGCACGGGCATTAACTTTATTGTAACCGCGGTAAACGATGCGGGCGAAGAGTCAATTGCTTCAAACGTATTTACAGGCGGCAACGGCGACGCTCTTTCCTGGACGGGCTCAACAGGGGCTTTGTATTACAATATTTACCAGGACGACAGGGCTTCGGGCACATATGGCTTTATTGGTCAAGCGGCAAACACCACATTTACAGTGCCAACGGGGGGCATAATTGCCGAGTACGACACTTGCCCGCCAACAGCCAACAACCCTTTTTCGGGCGCAGACGACTACCCAGGCGTATGCACCTTTTACGATCAAAGACTTTTATTTGCGAGGACCAACAACGACCCTCAAAAGGTTTGGGCTTCGGTTATCGGGTCCTTTGACAATCTTAATTATTGCAGTCCAATTAAGGACGACGATGCGTTTAGCTTTACAATTAACGCCCGACAGGTCAACGAAGTCAGGTTTCTTGTACCTCTTGAGTCTGTTATCATGGGCACATCAGGCAGTGAGTGGAAGCTTTCTCCTGGCGGAAGTACTGATACAATTACACCAACAAGCTTGAGTGTTAAAATGCAATC